TCACCGGGAAATTGTGCCCCGCTTCGTCAGTTCGTCATATTGCCGTTCACAGACCCTTCCGGCTTCAGCTGCCCGGTCAGCGTATTCTGCCAGTTGCCGGTTTCGTTCGAGAGATTTTTCGAGCACGTCGGCAAGCAAAACTCCGGTGTCTGCGGCTGACGACCCAGCGCCGACAGTGGCGTTATACTGCCTGAGCTGCTCACGGATGGCAACGAGCTGCTGCTGCAGCCGGCCAGCGCGAGCGGCAGCATCAAGAGCATCATTGCGCGCCTGGTCGATCCTCTGCTGCGCCTCACGTTCATTGGTTGCTTTCTCCTGTTCATCATGTTGACGGGCTTTATCATCTTCTGCTTTGCGGTCTGCCTTCGCCTGCGCATACCCGGCGTCGTACTGCCTGTCACCGTGAATATTCCAGGCTACAACGCCGCCGGCCACCATAGCAGCAAGCATCGACACGATAAGCAACTGTTTCCAGTACGCTTTCACGAATGCCGTGATCATGATGCCAGCACCTTCTTGGCCGACAGGTAACGCACACGGCGATCGTCGATGCCATTCTGCCCGCCGTTGATGATCTGCGTGACGCGCATCAGGTCGTCGGTGTACTTCAGGCATCCATATTTCACGAAGTACCACGCCGCGCTCCGCGCTGCATACTCGTCCTGCGCCAGCAGCTCCGGCTGCTTAACCAGATCCACCTTCAAGCCGTTGCCGCAGTCGCGATAGGTGTTCAGCCCGGTGATCTGGATAAGCCCGCGCCCGCGGTAAAACCAGCCGTCTGTCGGCCCGTTATTCCCCATGCGTTTGCTGTACACCAGATTGGCAATGGCCCGCTGCCTCTCCAGTGGCAACGATGGTTCACCCTGTCGGCGCCCGAGGGAATTAGCCTGGCCCTGCGTCAGTCGCCCGGCACGGACGAAACCAGCCAGCCCCGCCACGCTGTAATTGAAGCTCTCAACGAGCTGGGTAAAGCCAGTGCTTTCATGCCCGGCCTGGGCAATAAACATCGCCTGATCCAACGGCTTGATAATGCCAAACTCTTTCATGGCCGCCACAATGTGCGGATGCCAGCGTGTGGCCAGCGCCAGGCTAACGCCGGCAGCTTTCTGAAACTCGTTAATGTCCATGTTGCGACCTCGATATCTTGAAGATTTGCACGACGTTGCCGCGCGTCTTCAGCACCGCGGCGAACATCACAGCATTGATAACGACCTCAGAAAGATCTGCGGTCATAGGAAAGTGGTACAGGTATGAGTACGCGGTGCGCAGCGGGATACTGGCCGCCGCCACGATGAGGAAATAGGCTATCCACCCACCCCAGCGGCGGTGGCGCGATCCGTTGCGCTGGAAGAACATCACCCGCATCGCTATCCCGCCGCAGATGATGGAATTAGCGATAAGCAGCAGATCATGGCCTGTCATCGTCTTTTCCTCCCGGGATTAAATCGCGCGGATTGTCAGAGCGGTGATACAGCCATATCCCAACCCGCACAGCGACAATTGCCGCAACGAACGCGCCGGCAGAGTAGACAATACCCCGCTCGAACGAGTCCTGTGTGATGGTGGGGATCATGCTGGCAACGCCGATAAGGATTGATGCTGTGGGTTTGTAAAAGAGAAGACCGCAGAAAAAGCTGAGTAACGCCAGGAGAACGCGGCGCTTGACCGGATACTCAATTGCAGAGGTAACAAAAATTACCGCCCCGGCCAGCGATCCAAGCGCCACTTCAGGAGGTACGCCGGCGATGACTGCCGCCAGCGCACCGTAGCTAAGCCCCTGATTTATCGTATCAGCGGTTAGCGATGCGGACATGATGACCACCGTTTACTATGCATGATGAACCTCCTTAGTTGGGTAGGTTCATCATACACAATAAACCGTATATGGATAAATGGTAATGATTGATGGATGATAAGATCATCGTTTATGTATATCTCTCACTGATAAGCAAGGCTTCTTCAGCCTGTTCAAAAAGGGTTTTCCCATTATTAAGAAAATAATTAAACTCAAACAGATCAACCTGTCTTGGTGCCTGCCCATTAACCGATGCAGATACTGAGGCATAGGCTTTGTCACCATCTACTACCTGAATAAGTGAAATAGAATACGTTACGTCTACTGCAACCTGAACTGAACCAATCGCCGTGCCACTGTCCGCAATAACACTGGCCTCAAGCGTTTTGTTTTTCACAAAAGACATAAGATAACCTCATTTAGTAAATATAATTACCCGCCCAATAGGGCGGGTAATAAATCAGACAACATTACCTGCTGAGTCAACCCAGGCGTTATTTGCAGCATTACGCCAGATAGGCTTTCCTAATGTTGTATCGAAGTATTCCATGCCTGGATATGCAGTGCTAAAAGGTCTGTTTGCACTTGTTCCTGATAACGCTCTTACTGGGTCACCTACTTCATGCCAGACTGATCCTGTGTAGTACAGCTCCAGCGTTTTCCCTACCATTCCCTGAACATCTTTACCACCCTGAAGAATAATGCTGCTGTTGTGTTGTATTGTTGTAGTGTTATTTGAGAATGTAATCAGGAGACGCTGGTACGGTGTTCCTCCTGTGATGTTTGTAATAGTGGTTGCTGTCGAGTTATTAAAATTTAGGATACGATAAGACTCATTCCCGGACCCTGAGCCATGAATAATGCTCGGCGTCGGTGTGTTTGTCGAAAATGAGATTCGACCTCCTGCCGCTCCGCGACCAAATATTTCACGGGCTTTATCATCAATCTGCGTTGCCGGAGTCTGGTTAAAAACAGGGTGTTCAAGATATTGCCGTTTTTGAGGAACACCATCTGCAAATGAGCGAATTCCAAACCCCTGAGATGTTCCGTACGCCCGAACAGTACGGAATGTGGGGCGGCGAATTAACAGGTTATCGACATTTGCAGCATCGAATGCAATGCCGTTCCCACACTCATTAAACGTTGGGGTGTCGAACTCGATACCGTCGCCGTTAGCAATGTAAATGCCGTAACTATTTACCGAACCGTCCTCAATTCTTCCGCAGCCAGTAAGGTAGTTTTGCTGGAATTTAATGGTGCGCGGGAGGTCAGAGCTTACTGTCCCGTCTTCAAGTACATTGTCTATCCTTATGCCATTTTTTCTGCATCCTTCATGCTGCTGACCGATAGATGTGAATGAGATCACGCCACCATCCAACCACATCCCATGATGATCTGCACCAGAAGTTTGCCCACCAACGAATACTAATGGCCCTAAAGTCCCATTAGTTTTTTCACGACGTCCCGCGCGGATACTGTAACCCATTTTCATTACGTTGACGTTCATGTACTGCTTCATATTGATCTGGCCGATCGTTCCATCAGATTTGATGTTCAGGCCTATACCTGTACACGAGCCGTCTCCTGTAGCAGGCCCACGAATAAGACCGTTCATGTGCATGGTTTCCCATGTGGTAGCCTCTGTCAGTCCGTTCCCGGCGAGATTCAGCACCTTTATTGTATAGTTAGCCAGCATTATTGCCCCTTGACTGCCCTGCATCAGCAAGACGTCAGAGCTGTCCTGACTACCGATAAGATTCATCCCCTCCAGCTGAAAATAGCCACCCATTCCGGCAGGGTTGGTCAGGCTGAATTCTCCAACCATCGATAGCAAAGCAGATGCTTCACCTGGTATATGGAATATTGCCGTACCCTGACGCTCCACGTCCCCGGTTGCGTGCCCCAGCACCCCGCCAGAAATTTTCAACCGGCCAGGACGATCAGTCCAATTGGGATTTTTTACGGCATCGTAGTGCATGTAGAGGGACCTGCTGGCGAATTTCCCGTTCATCGGCAGACTAATTTCTATGCCGTGATGATGTGCTTCACACAGCATTCTTTGCAGAGCAGTCGTATTATCTGTGCCATCTACCAGACGTTGCGTTACGGGGTCGAATACTGCATCTGATTTGCATCCAAAATCCCACGGAGAGATCGTTTCAGATAGTTGATCTGCTATTGGGCGATGTATAGCACCTGTATATGGCTTTTTGTACCAAACTAAATCGGCGCCGTCTTCAGAAGCCAATTCTATAAGAACATCAGCTGCACTACCTGATTCAGGAAGTACAGCAATAGGATTACCATGATCATTGAACGCTAATATTCTATTTTTGCGGCCATAAATATTTGGCAACATTCCAACCAACGATTCAGGGACTCGCAGAGTTCTTTTAAAAAGATCATCTGCATGTGAAATAGACCCAGATATTCCGTTATCAACATAATTCTTCGTAGCCGCATCCTGCGCCTGTGACGGGTCACGCAGGTTACGAATGCGGTTGTTGAGTGCGTCGTAATAGTTCGCGAGCCATGATGGCTTCCTGAGAGATAGACCAGACCACCATCCATACGCCTGCTGCACCAGCATAGTCAGCTTATCGAAAGCATCTTCGTGGATCTCAGGAAAGAAGCCCCCCTGGTTCCTGATGCTGGCTTCCTGCGTAACCGGCGTGCTGCGCTCGATAGAGATTTTGTAGCCAGCTGGCAGCGCTGATGTCAGAACCACCTTACCCCCGTTGTAACGGTTCACGCCAGTAACCGTGTAGTCGGTACCGAGCGTCAGCGTCACGATGTTTTCGGAGGTATCCAGCGTCTGCACCAGCAGGTGGCTTTTATCAAGAATGCGGAACGTGAAATCGTATTGGGTAGTGGCGCCGTTCCCGGTGTACTCGTTACGGCTTACCTGCGTTGAAACTGTCATAGTCTGCTCCAGTGGTCAGCGCTGGCGCGCGTGCATAGAAGCATTCTATTACCCATCAAACCATATATGAATAAAACAGATCGAAACGAGCAAAAACATTACCATTAAGGTAAATAAAAACCTTCTGGAAAACCCTGTTACCTTTTGATATATGTATATATATACAGTATTTATCGGAGTAATCCTAATGCCAGAGCGGTACCAGTATCCTGTCGACGAAGGTTTTGCGGATCGTATTCACACCCCGGAAGGGGTAAGATCCCTGGTTGTAAAATCACAGCTGATGGAGTTGCTCAGGGAGATGGAGCGAGACGGCCACGATGTCAGCGGTGCGGCGGCGGAACTGGTGGCGCTGGTTAACTATGTGACAAGCTCGCAGTTGTCGATGCGGGAGCTGCAAACACACCTGGACTTCTGCACAATGCAGATTAGACAACATTTAAAGTAAGTTATAAGCTACTCGTCTACATACTATATTTATATGAAGACGAGTTGCGAATAAGAGGTGGCAAAATGAATGTGTTTTTAAAAAAAGAGTCTAAGTGTTTAACTTCCACTGTAAAAATGCTAATAGTGGCAATTGTTACATATCAGATCGGGATAGGATGGGGGCTAATATTCATTGCTACTATAAATGCGCTCCCATCCATAACAATAAAGTTTAATTAAGTTTTACACTCATTTGCCCAACATAATTAAATGGGTTTGATTTGTCTATTCTTCTTAATGACATGGCAGAAGAAAAGTTCACAAAAGTATTAAATCCGTATGTTGCAGAAGCTAAAATAGCACCTGTTTCTGGAAGACCTATTGATTTTGCGCCAAAATACGCTGCACCTGCATTTGTTACTATCTCAGGAATATTGAAGTTAAATTTTACTTCTGATAAGTTAAATTTTATACGGCTTTCATTATATAGTCTAATGACATCAGCGCACGCAATATCTATTTCATTTATTGCTGCCTTTAACTCTAAGTCTCTGTTTTCAGCTTTTAACACCCTAATATTCAACTCATTAATTTTGTTCATGAGGTTTTTTAGTTCACCCTGTCTTTTATGCCTAAACTCCAAAACATCATGAATATTTACACTTTCATCAGGCTCTGGAATTGCATTTATCAAAGTAAATAACTCGCCATTATCAGGTGCAACCTCATTACTATTCTTAATCAATACCTTATCAGCCTCACTGGCAATAAAGTTTATATCTTTACGCGCAAGTGACTCGATCATAAATTTCATGTTTGCTTCATATAATATCGTAGCAAAATTACCATTACCATTGATAGGCAACATTACCTCAGTAAATAACCCTTCCCTTTTAAGCTCTGGAACGCCTGGAGTGTCATTATTAGAAACATGAATTAAATTGTTGTTTGTAGTAATAATCTTATCCCAATAAAGAGCGTTTATCAATAACTTCCTGTAGTTTAAATTAGATTGTGCTATATGTATGCTATTATTATCTGCGTTAATAAACATATCAGGAAACATTAAAACATGATTTTCCATTTAATCACCCATAGTATGTGTAGTAATAAAAAATAATTTATGTGACTTTATTAGTTTGAATAACATGGGTAAACATTAATACCCATGAAAAATAGACTAGAACTATTTTTAGGATTGTTCTATATGCAAATAAAAAAAATCGCAAAACAACTCATAAAGAGATTGATTTTACCTAATAAACAAAATAAGATTACCAAAATGGTAAATTTACAACCCATTTCCCTTGTGCCATAGTGATCGGGCATCGGCAAAATCCGGTGCCGGGATTGGCGTCCCGGTTAATGTCACAGCGCACGACACGCGCTAGCGTGTTTTTTTGTGCTTACGCTTCAGTGTACCTATTCAATGGTGGGCTGGGCGGGGGTCCGAAAGGACGCCGGTTCCCTGTGACGCCGGTACGCCAACTCCGTTCAGTTCACCACCAGTAATTGGCGTTGCGGTGGTGATCGTCCTAGTCACAGGAGATTCACTATGAACACCAACCCATCAGTTTTTTCATTCGAATCGCACAGCAACATTCGTGCAGTTAATATCGACGGCAATCCTTGGTTCGTTTCTTCTGATGTTTGCAAGGCCATAGGCATCAAACACACTGCTAGTGCCATGCGCGCTTTAGACGATGATGAAAAGGGGGTGCATTCAATGCACACCCCTGGTGGTCAGCAAGATTTCACCATCATCTCTGAGTCTGGCCTCTACACTCTTATCCTCCGCTGCCGCGATGCGGTGACGCCGGGCACCATCCCCTACCGCTTCCGCAAATGGGTAACCAGCGAGGTACTGCCGCAGATCCGCAAGACTGGCCGCTACGTTCGGGAAGAACTCTCCCAGGCTGATAAAGCCCGCATGCTGGCGCAGGAGATGACCAGCAGCATGTTGCCGGCGATCATGGATGCATTGCAGGTCGAACAGAAGCATTACACCTTCCCTCTTAACCGACGCTATCAGGATCACATCCATTCACCTGATGGCCTGCGTGAACTGGCGAAAAGCTCAATGGTGATGAAGCTGCTCCGCGAACTCGATGCTGACGGGCATGATGTGTCCGGCGCCGCCGCAGAGGTCACGGCCATGCTCAGCTACATTGTTGGTATCGGCACCGTACTGCGCGACATAGAGACGCATGCTCAGTACGTGATGGCTAAGGCCAAGGGTTACTGAGGTTGCTGGCGCAGGGAAGCGCCTTTGAATGCGTTTGTACATTCGTCCTATTCATCGCTTTTCATCTCAATTCATTTTGCATCATTGCTCAAATTTGATTAAGATTACCCCAGAGGTAATTCAACCTTTTGTTGAATGCTCAGGAGGAACAATGGAAATCAACATCATTACTTTGATGAAAGCTATCATTGGCGGTGCTGGATTAGGATTCGCACTTCCTGGCGGCTTATCTTTCGTTATTCCTGCGTTTACCGTAACGGCAGGAATTGCCTATGGTTTTGCTTTAGCTGGTGCTGTTGCTCTGCCAGCTATCTATGCTGCCAGGAAATTTGCTAACTAAAATGCACGTTCTTGACTGGCTGGCACCACAGAATGCACAGGAGTTAACCAGATTTTACTTCATCCTGTGCATTGCTTATCTTCTGGTTCATCTTATCTGGGACGCTTGGTGTAAAGAGACACCACCATTCTCCTTGGATCAGCTTCAGTACAAGATGAATGAGGTATACTCCTCGTCAACGTTCGCAACAAGCGCGTTCTTTATAGTGATCCTGTTTGACATAAAAAACCCACTCAGAACTTCTGATGCTTTTATTTTTCCGCTTATTATCGCGGCATTAACAGGTTTTATGATATCGCTATCTGCGATAGTTCCAAAGAAAGTTAAAAGTGGATAAGCCCGCGCCGCGGGCTTTTTGATGGATGAAATCTGAGCACAGCGCTACAATCATAAAGCCACGGTTCAGTGGTCTACACATGGTAAGTGAAAATGAAAAAAGCATTAGCAGTGCTGTTTGTTCTGTTGTCTCTGGGTTCAGCTACACAGGCTTTCGCTGGTAACTGCCAGCATCCTGATGATACTGCTGCTGACGGCTCACGCTGTGGCGGCCGTTCTGCTGACTCCCGCCCCGGCGGTCAGTGATAATTAAGGCCGCGAAAGCGGCCTGTTTAACTCATTCATACATTCATGATTCCACGACTTGCCCACAAAGAAATCACATTCTTATAAAATTGATAATCCTCTTTTTTTTGATTCGCAGTTGGATCGGATACGCCGATACTTACCATTAACTTTTCTCTTTGTATAAAATCATCAATAGCATTATCAGGAGTGTCACCTTTTGTAGATCGCCACAAGGTTTCATAAAACTTTGAGGCAATATCAAAATCAATTAATTTAGAATTATATGCAAGGTTGAACATAATTATTCTGAAACCCATTAATTTGAAATTAAATTCACCTTTAACAATATCTTCTCCACCATACTGTTTTGCGAAAGCTAATGATTTCTTGAACATTTTTAACCCCTGCCCATAATTGTCTTGCATAATCCTGTATAAGGTCATGCGCTCATCATTGCTGGACTGGTACGGCTCGAGAAGAATTCTCGAAAGTACGAAGGTTTCAAAGTGCTCTTCATTTCTCATTGATAACGCAAAGTCAACTGCCGCAAGCGATGATTGGTAAACACCCTGATCATTCATCTCGGTAAGCAGTTTTAATGTTTCTTTTGAAAAAACAGAAACACCAGATTTCTCTAAAAAATTACCGAACTTACCAAGAATCCCCATGATATTTCCTTATTTCATCTGCTCTTCAACTTTGTTTAGTAGTGGTGATATCGCCCACAGGTTCTGAAATGGTAGCATTTTACGGGCCGCGTGGGTTTGCTGGCTGTCAAATTCTCCGTTCAGTACCCCATGCGCCACCGTTGCAGCATCACCACCGAGATCGAAGGTCGGCCCAAGCAATGCGCCTATAGCATTGCGGCTCTGGAACCTGGATACCGGCGGCGCCCCAAACATCGCGCCAAGACCAAACCTGCCGCCGCTTACATTTTCAAGGGTGTTCAGCGGCTCTGACAACCATCCCAGCATGCCGCCCCTGTCGATCCCCTCTTTCACAAGGTTATTCCAGCTGTAATCTATGTCACGACCGCTAAGCTTTTGCTTCATCATATACACCATCGAGCCCAGCGCAACAGTTCCAAGAGCACCAAGATAGAATGATGCATCGCCCTGCTGAATACCAGATACCAGCACGCGATTATGCTGAGCAAAGATAAACGTTTTGAACTGGGTGATCAGTTTCCACCCCTCTTTACTGAAGAACAGCGGCGTATCGCCCACGCCAGGGGTTACAATCACCGAATCGACATCCTTCAGCACCGCGGCCTGGAATATCTCCCTAACGTGACGATCGTCCCACAAGTGGCTGTGGCCGGTTAGAAGTCCATCCATATCCTCGCCGTGCTTACCGAACTGCTCACCGATGCGCCGCAGCATATCCTCATTGATACCAACCTGCGCCATCTTGCGTAATTCGGTTTTGGCTATCTCGCCGCCGCTGGATATCTGCCGAGCCGCATCAAGTATCCTCGACTGCACAATCATTCCTGACCACGATTTAAGCACGCTGTTCCACTGGTTCATCAATGTCCAGTTCCCAAACTTTTGCGTCATCCAGTTAAGACCGCGCTCGAATGCAGTGCGCCGGCTGTAGGGATCGGTGAGGTCGGCAATAGCTTTGGTACGCGTTGAAAGAACGTACTCCAGGCCAACAGACATTTCGCGCAGGTCTTTTGTGGCGATCTTTACGGCATCCATGTTCCTTAGCATGCTGGCCATAGGACCGAGAGATTTACGCAGACCATGCTGCATCATCGGCCGCATCAGATCGGTGGCCGCGGCGACGGTCATGCCGCCAAGCAGGCGAAGGAAGTTAACATTCCTTGCAACCCGCCCGGCCCGAACGAAGAAACTGCGAGGATCCTGCGGGGCGCCGTAGGTGCCTAGAAGGCGGTCGCGCATTGCAGTTATATCCCTGATATCTGCTTCGCGTTGTTTTTCAAGCGCTGCACGTTGTTTAGGCGTTTTCGCCTCTTTGATCAGCCGCGTATATTCTTCGCTAACCTGCCGAATCTGATCCCCCATGTCTTTACGGCCGAACTGCGCTGTCAGTTCGATTTCCGGAGCCACCTGCCTGAGGTAGCTTTCCATGATGTGATTGACGTCTGACTCCAGGAAATCCTCTATACGTTCATCGGGAATAAGTAGAGTTCGGCTTTTGGTGAAACCAGCCCGGCCAACGAGTCTCTCTGGGATAATATCGGCAGGAACAAGTCCGGAAGGTGCGCCGATTATTTTATTCACGATCTCGTCAGCAGCGTCCTCTGCTTCCTCTCGGGATAGAGGTTCCATCTGCTTTAGAGCCCGCTCGCGGCTTGCATTCAGCCTTGTGGTTGAATTTGCCCGTTTTTGCAGTCGGCGAAGCTCAGAACGGTATTTCCGTGGGTTATCCAGCAACTCCATATGGCGCTGATAGACCGGAAGTTCTTCTTTAGCCTGAGCTATATCATCAAGCCGTGTTTTGAGATCAGAGCTTTCTTTCATCATTCTGGCCTGAAGTCTTTCTGATGAAGTATCAGCCAATTGTTTTTCTATTCTGGTAAGGCGCGCCTGTGTGTCAGCTTCCTGAGATATGAGCTTATTGCGTTTATCCAGCTCTTCCATGAGTAGGATTTTTTTCCCGGACCATTTCTCGGCTTCGGCGATATCACTCGCCAGGGCCTCAGCGCGCGGCGCTGATTCCTCCGCATTTTTCAGACCTGCATTTATCTTTTCAATTCTCTGCCCGGCTTTATCAGCTCCTTTAGCACTAATACCCTGTATCCAGTTGGCTATCCTCCCCCTGAATTCAGTGCGGTCTGAAAGTATCTTATCGAATTTATAAATACGTGGAAGATAGCTTTGTGCCGTCACAACATCGACATCTTCCGGAAGGATCCCAAGCTCCTGCATACGGGCTTTTGTGCTCTCGAAAATAGGCCGAATACTGGCGGCCGCCTGCGCCACTTCAGGAATATCACTCTGATCGCCGCGGCGCATAGCCATGCCCACAGCCTCATTGAAATCTACAAAGTTCATCCTCTTCGCACCGCTGGCGCTGACGGACTTGCTGTACTGCTGATAAGCGTCTCGGGTGGTTTCCATCTGCTTATAGAGCATGGCATCGTATTGCTTAATCTTTGTTTCTGCTGCCGTAAATGTAGCTAGGCCTTCGTCATTTTTGGCAAAGAAATAGTTATTCTCAGCCAGTTGCTGGTTTATCTGTCGGGAAACCAGTGATGGAGACTGAGCCAGCCGGCCAGCAGGCGTGACGCTGAGTGTTTTATTTGCGAGACCAAGCCCAGCTAGTTGCTCCTGATCTAGCGTCGTATTGAACACCTGCGCGGCGCCAATGCTCTGCGGAGAGTCCATGCCCCGCAAATTTTCACCAATGGCATTAGCAACAGCGGAGCGCTGAGCGGGCCCTGCAAGAACCTGTGCGCCAGCGCCAAGAATACCGCCGACAAGAGCATCAACCGCAACGTTTGAAATACTCTCCATCGCCGATCTTGTTTCCTGCGTCGCCTGCAATGATGCTTCTGACGCAACTCCGCCTGCAGCGTTAGCTAAGGCAAAACGCCCTGCTGTTTCTGCGATGCTCCCGCCGCGGGCCACGGCTCCAGCAGGAATGAACATCGCAGCGACGTTAACTGGATCAATCATTCCCATTGCCAGACTTGAAATCGTTCCTGCGCCTCCGACCTCGGATAGATATTCCCTGTCCGCCTTCTGCTGATCTATGCGGTGCTTAATAGCAAGAGTTTCCTCTGGCGATCCGGCGTTGATAAATGAATCAGCAAAGTCCTCATAGCCTTTAATATCTGCGGCATCATTATCAAACGGGTTATAGCCATCAACGCGATCAAACTGACTAAATGGAGCACTGGCAATGAAGCTACCCAGGGAGTTATCTATGCGGAAAGCCGCTTGCCTGGATTTCTGCACGCGCTGATCGCTGGTAAATGGGTTTACGGCGGAAAGTAAAGAAGGCGTTTCCATATAAAAATCGCTGTCATCTGGCGCGGCTATCTGCTGAATGTCCTCGCCAAGCAACTCTTTCGGATCCTGTTCATACGTCGGCATTATTTGCCCCCTGCGTAAATGTTGCTAGGAAGGTTATTGGCTGAACCATAGCCAAAAGGCTTAGTCAGATCTGGCGGCGTATAGCCTTCATTGTTACTGAACTGCGGTAATGGATTTCCTTCTCGCTTCACTCTAGCCTCATCGACTCGTTGCTGCTGGAACTGCATGGTTTGCCTGTACATCGGAGATGTCTGCTGATCTGGTTTGAAGCGAACGGGAAGCCCATTCTCACCATAATACGGACGGACATCATCGTAACCGTCCTGATTTTTCTGTCTCACCATGACCGCATAGCTTTTATCTCTTGGCGTGACACCATCAGGAACGATAACCAAATCAGTATCACTACGAGCACCACCAAAAGCTTTAGCTTTAAGCTCGTTTTTCTCCTGATACCATTGGCCTTCTATCCAGTTACCGGATCCACTGTTTACCCCATAAAGCGCTTCTGGGGCATATTTCATAACCTCTGCACTACCATTAATAGTAGAAACTCCCCATGTGGTTCTGATCATGGCGTTGGTCATTTTCTCAGCCTGGTCTGCATCGCCCCCAGTCTGTGCAAAGTTTGCATCGTAAATTGTCTGGTAATCACGTTGATAGGCCGCATTTGATTTGCCTGGATCGGTAATGTCTGGAGACCAAGAACCAAATGAGGTCAGGCTGCTAGCGTTGTTTTGTGCAGCAGTTGTCCGTGCGGCGACATATTTTTTGTCTCGCATGGCAGTGGAAAGCATCTGTTTCATCCGGTCATCCTGCTGGAATACCTGGCTATATGCCATGTCCACAGCCTTATCCTCCGGAACTCCAGCGCGGGAATAATCGTAAACCTTCCCATAAAATGCCATCGTTCCCTTATCAAGGGTTGCCGCGGCCGCCGGGTTATTATCGAATAACTGGCCGTAGAATTTTGCCATAGGAACAACCAGTGCAGGATCTCTTGAGGTTGCTCCGCTGTTAAGCATAGTTTTGACCTGCGTTGGTATCATGCCGCTTTTAGTTGTGACGGTGGCCAGCGCATTGATGCTCTGCGGATCAGATATCGAAAACGAAGGCGCAATATCCTGAGCAAAGTAATGGTCCACGGCTGCCTGGTTATTTTTGTCGTTAGGATCTAAGGGGAAGTTATTTTGCAAGGATGAAACTAAGCGGTTGCGCCCCTGTTGTGCCTGCCACTCTGTATCCATTTGCTTAAATTTGCTCTGCATTTTCTCCCATCGTTGCTGGTTAGCTGCAAAGCCAGGAGCATTTGGATCCTGAGGGCGAAGTCGCTCAAGAATGTCCTGTCGTCCTTCAGGGGTAAGGTCCTTAGCTGCACCAATTACGCCGCCATATTGTATCTGCGCCTGCATATCTTGCCATTTCAACGCCCCAACGCGAGGGCCATTAGCCCGGATAAAATCAGCCTCAGAAGGTAATTGAGCCGGTCTAAGCCCCTCATCAAGAGCTGAATATGCATCCTTCACTACAGAGCTAAGTTGTTCAGCATACTGCTGACGGTACTGGTTATTAAGCTCGTTAGCCTGCCTCAATGCCTGCATTTGCATTTGAGGGCTCATAGCATCAAAAGCGGCATTTCCCGTATAGCGCTTTGGTGAATCAAGGTTAGTTAACCCGAGCGCAGCCGACACGCCAGTTTCAAGCTGGTCAGCATTATATGGAACACTGCCATTTTCATGCTTAACAATACCGGCACACAAAGCTGCAAGGGTTTTAGGGTTGGACACATCAAGCGGGTCATTAGCTCCCACACCAAGAGCGCTGCACAGCGCCTTGATATAAGCATCGGTGTTATTGCCATCGCTGGCCGGCGCCCAACGATTAACGATCTCGCTCACGGTGTCGTATCCCTGGCGCTGGTACGACAGCAGGTTTTTACCCAGCGCGCGGATCCCATGCTCGGGCGTCGCAAAAGTAGCAAAACGGCCATCACTCCCCGTCTGCCCCTCCCAGGGGTTTGAACCTGCTTCAATATTACCGGGGTTGTTATTCCTCAGGCCCCTGGCTGCGCCAGAGTTACCGTGAGCCACAACGCGGCCAACACCATCAAGATCTCCTGGTTCGCCGTTTGTTTGAAGTAATTCGCTGTATTTTTGAGCAATGTTTCCGACCCAGGCCGATTGCCCCATCTGCTCCTTCAGCTGCGTTTTCTGCTGCACGCGCCATTCATCAGGCATGCCATGAGCATCAGCATACTGATCAATAGCATCAAAACGCTGTTTGGCAAGACCCACGAAGGCCTGGTTATCGTTATAAAGACCGGTGGACTGAGTTACGGCCAGGGAGTTCCCAGAAGTAAACGCCTGATCCTGAAACTGCTGGAACTGGCCAACCTCATACCGGCGGGCCTGGTTGTGAAATGACTGCATGGACTGCTGCAATTGAAAAGATAACTGCTGACGGGCTTCGCCATCCGGCACTGTAACCAGCAAGTCCTGAGCTTTCTGCTGCATGTTCTGCATGACGACATCGCTTTGCCCGAGCGCAGCCTTTCCCTGCTTCGTTATCAGACCATTGTCAGGGTTGTTGAACTGGTCATCACCGAACTGATTAAACTGCAGCAGAGCATCCTGGCTAAGCGCTACATCAGCCTTGCGCTTTGCATCAGCCATCATATTGATCGACGTATCAGCAGCCTGCTGGATGCCCTGCACCAGCGGATTTTCCGGGACACGAAGATTACTCGTCATCACCGGCGCGGTTTGCGTCTGGCTCTGGCGTTGATATTGCGGAACGGTTGGCATAGTCAGCTCCTTTTACTTAGCGGAAAGCGGCTTCCAGGTACCGCCCAGCGTCTTGTATGCATTAAGACCGGTCAGCGTGGAGTTGAGCAGTGTTGAACCTGCGCCAAGCATTCCGGACTGCTTATCAATTTTCCCCTGAGCGCGGCTGGTATCAGCCTGGAACTGCAACCCGGCTGCCTGTCGCTGGCCATTGTTGATGGTTGTCAGTGCGTCAAGCGTCCCCTGCTGCATGGTTTCAGTTGTCAGGTCCAATGCGTTACCGCTCGTCAGGTCGGCGCCGTTAGCAGCCAGTGCATTGGTTTGCTGTCCGGCAACCCGCCGGGCCTGCTGCCGCTGCTGATATGCCTGGTCATTAGCTGTATTGATAGTGTCGCGGGCGGCCTGCTCCTGAGCGTCAGCGTTAGCGTTCGCCAGCGCAGCATTAGCGCGGCCTGTCTGGATCTGACTGTAAGCGCTGAGACCGCCAGCAACTGCGGTTACGGCTAGTGCTGCGGTAGCTGGTTCACACATGGGCTATTTCCTTAATGAAATGGTGGAAAGGCATTCTCATCAATCCGTATGGCTCAGGATCTGCCAGGGTGAACCCCATCCAGTGAAGCCAGGATTTTGCTGCGTGGTTACGCGCATCGACGTAATTTTCAAGCACGCGATATCCGCGTGACATGTCACGAAGAACCGGGCGGCAATGGCGGAGGAATGTCAGCGGCTGATGCTCAATGTGGTCGGTGCTTACAAGCCACGGAATACCGCGACCGGTGATGATCGATGCAGGAGATATACCGAAGATGGTTACCACCTGGCCGTTAATCATCCCTGCAGCGGCTACCGAAGCGCTTTTCATGGCGCGATTAATGACTTCCTCCGGAGTCATCCCAGCGGCAGCCATAAACTCATCGTGGTCTGCCTGGCGGACATGCGGGAGAATGGCGCAGATATGCTCGTCAGTAACGCTGACTATCTCAACTTTCCGCATATCAGCCCCCTACCGTTACACGCGGTATAATGGCCAGAATGCCAAGCGGCAGCGGATCGGAATGGCTAATTACAACTCTCCCGTTACGCTCCCAGTTTGCATCGAGGTTCATATCGATGATGCCCGTCTTTAGCCCTACCGGGTCGTCGTAGAATTCCCACTCACGCTGGGTATACTCCAGTAAGTGAGCATCATCTGTTCCGGCCCAAACCGAGCGCCCGCTGTTGAGCATTACGCAAAGCTGATTGATGAGTTTGGTCTTATCCAGCAGCGTAGACTGCCCTGCAACGTTCACGTCCAGCGTTTCGATAACCGCGGCTACCGGCAAACCGATATGCACCACTGACGAGTGGTTTTCGATCGTCACTTCGCCACCTGATACAACCTGCTGAGGTTCAACGTTACCGTCGGCAAGAATGCTAACCTCCTGCCCCTCGAGATGAGACAGTCCAGCAAATGTCCGACGTGCTATCGACCATGTTGATTGCGCAGTGTTGCGCAGCGCTGTCGGCACATCACGGTTTGCTAATACGGTAGCCACTGTTGATGAGATAACACCAGCAATGCTCAAACGCATCGACTTGCTGACACCGCCTTCGGTGTAGGGAATATGGATCTCGTAATCAGTGCTCGATGAGTCGAAGATTGCAGAGCTGCACGTTAGCGTGAATTCATCCTGATATGTCCAGCCACCGGCGGAACTGATCGTCATTGTGCGTGAATAGTCGGTGTTTTCTCCGCTGTAAGACAGGCCAGAATCCACGAAAAATGCATCCTGCTGTTCTGTAAACTGCCTGGTGTTCAGTCGCTCAACATAACGAACTGTCGATCCATTCACCGTACGGCGAATAAGCGCATAGACTGCATCTTCCTGCCCTTCGCTAATACTGCAGATCGATTCGACATAGCCATTAGTCATTGGGTGCGGATGCCAGGCATATACCTGCTGCTCGCGGAGATAAGTAAGGCCAAGCAGCATGCCGTCACTCCTCGCACACCATGCAACGCTGAACGGCTGTACAGACAAAGCCCAGTCTCTGATGCTGTAACCGTTAAACAGATGGCTGGCAAGGAGGGTCAGATCACTGGATTGATAGCTGTCCTGGTCGAATGAGTAAAACAGGTCACGGATGATGGAGCCCTTCTGCTGAACGTACAGTGCAACGCTACCAACGTTGATTGGTACCAGATCGCTGCTACCGTTGAACGACTGACCGGACATCGAAAAGCCACCGGTTCCCGTCAGGTTGCCGTTGCTGTCGCCTGTCACCTTGAACTCTCCGCCGCTGGTCAGCACGATAAGCTGACCGACATCGAGAAGGTGCAGGATTTTGTTCAGCTGGCGACCGGCGTAGTTATAGGTTATCGCATCGTCGTCAACCTTCGGGTTGCTGCGATAGAAGTTGTGATAATCACCGGTACGGCTACACCATATAGTCTGAGGAAATGCCCGGCTGCCGCCGAAAATCAGCCTCTGCTGGTAATAGGTAACTGTACCCGGGTAGCCGTCTGTATCGTTCCAGGCATAATGCGCCCATTTGTAAGTGGCGAATGTGCTACCTACCACTTGCGCTGGCAGCTCGATCTCACCATCCTGACGTGGCACAACGTCGGCCGTTGCAGTTAGTCCATCACCGGCGACGGCGGTAATACGGCACACGCCAAAACCACTATGCAGATAGCGCCACAGCACACCGTTACGGCCACCAAGACCCCAGCCATCCCAGGAATCTCCCGTTGTATGGGTCGGAGCAACAGTGCCGGTGGTGCCATTAGAACCGCCGTCAACACAGCGATAAAAGTTCTCCTGATATCGGCACTCGTCACCGATCCCGATGTCTTTGTCGGTTTCCCACCTACCAACACTATCTACCGCTTTCTGTTCCATGTAGAACAGTTTTCCAACGTGCTGGCTTTTGAAAATCGGGCTGTTGGCAGTCAACGTTACAGATCCAGTTCGGCCTGAGGCGTACACAGTTACCGAGTCGTCTGTGTTCAGGTCCTGGAATGGCCCGCTGGTTGTTGTCACTGCGGCGGTGCGCCAGTCAGCCTCTCCGTAACGGCGGATCTCAAGCGGCGGATAATCGTTGTGGCACACTGTCATCACATCGGCAGACTGCGTAAATTTCAGCTCAGAGATGACGCTCACCGGCCATGGGGTAGCCACTTCAACAGGGCTGCCGCCGTCCGTAACCAGCGCGCCGTTAGACCAGACACGGAAATAGTGATCACCGAGCTCGAGCGCATAGGTTTGCGATACGCTGAACTGGAAAGGTATTAGCCGGCAGTAACGGTCTGCATATTTCGCGCTCCCCAGGAACCGGAACCCGGGACGATTTTCAATGCCGCCTGACTGCCGGACGATGAAATTGCGGCAGCGGCGCAATGACGTCTGGTATTTTTCAAGATCGATTCGACCATACAGTGAAGGCGATATCTCGCCGCCGGCAAGCGACGGTTGCACCAGTGAATAGGCCATCAGCAGATCCTCGCACTGGCAAGGTCAGACATCGCCTGCTGCGGTTCATGTGCCTCATCAAGAGAGCGTTGCATGGCCGCCGTAAGCACCTGCTGATAATTGGCCATTGCCTGCTGACCGAGACTGGCATTTGCCGCGATCGGCATGGCTATCTCTGCCGCCATACGCCACGAAAGAGCATCAGCGAACAGGGCATCAAACATCGTCGGGTCAGTGATGCTTTTCACGTATAGCAGTACCGCCTGAGACTCATTGGTATGAATGACGCGGCCAGTGCCATCTTCATTGCTGCCAACTTCAAAAACAGGCTTATCCTGCAGAACGATATGAGACCCAGTGAACCACTTCGGTAATATGGCAGCTATGCGCGCGCAGTCGGTAGGGTACTGATACCGGAACAACCATCCCGGCGCAGGGTCGCCAAGGTCAGCCAGGACAACGCGCGACATGGCAAAGTTCCAGTCGTTGTCTGCCAGGACTGCGTCGCGCATGGACTCGTAAAACAGGTTGCAGGTATATGCCTCTTTGGTCTTTTCGGTGAGGCTATTAATCGTCCGGCTGTTGCCTATACGTGCCAGCGCGATATTGCAGATATTGATCACTGATGCCATATCATCCACCAACTAAAAAGGGGCTTTCGCCCCTTTGGTTATGAGGGCTTACACCCCGAGTTCTTTCCGCCTTTCGGCGATCTTCGCCTTCAGAGTTTCCGCTTTGGTATTGAAATGCGGCGCTTCGCCGAACATTTCTTCATACTGTTTGCGCAAATCATCAAGCTCGGTTAACTCTTCTGCACTGGCCGGGACAATCTTTTCGCTCAGGCTGGCATCAACGGAAACCAGATTACTTCCCGGCTCACCGTCGTAGGTAACGATGTCGCCCGGCTCATGCAGGCGGCCATTGATGAATGACCGCTTAGCGACTTTGTACTCAGGCATTGGTTTGCACGCCTCCGGTGATACCCGCAGTGACTTTGCCGGTGGTCGGCGCAGTACCAGTCACCGTATAGTTCAGACGGATGTAGCGTTCCATCTTCATCGGCAACGTGATAACCGGCGACTTATAGCCCAGCACCAGAGACGCCAGAGGGATCGTCATGGACAGCACGTCCGCAGCGGAACTGAATGCAGAGTTGTCATCGGTTTGCACCGTCACAGTCAGGCTGGTCAGGTTGTTGAAACCTTCAACCACCTGGATAAGCAGCGGGATATCGCCATATTTACCGACATCTTTATTGCTGCCGGTATCAATGACGTTGGTCGAAGCAGCCGTGGCCGTAATGGCCTGAGCTGCGGAAAAAAGCGCTTGCTGGTCGAGCAGCATGATCCCCCCTTATGCCGTTACGGCTGATTCAGTATTCAGGATGGCGTCAGCGCGACGGATCGGAATACCCAGGAAAGAAACGATTTTCTTACCGGCATATTCGTCGATCGTCAGGTTAACGTTTTTCGCATTCATAGCCTGCTTGTGCAGCCAGGCATGGATGGTCTTGTTGCAGTAGATGACCTCTTTACCATCGCCCAGCATTGCTACATCACGCGCGTAGTACGCATCAACCATCATGCTGATGAGGTCGGCGCCGGTTGCAGCATCTTTGGTCAACGTGGTGACATCGATGTTGCAGATGCGCGAGATCGAACGCCAGTCACGGACTGACAGGCCGAGATGCCATTTGAACTCATCACGGTAAGCCAGGAACTGACCGCCGTTCGCATCGCTGACCAGGTCATTACCCAGATCCTGATGCTGGAACCCGGCGACCATACCTTCCGGATAGATCATGTGCGCAGTGTTCTCACCCCAGGACATGAACCAGATGGAGGTATTGGTAGAACCACTACCACCGGCGCTGAATACGTTCTCCGCGCTGGCCGCTTTGGAAGTGCTCAGAGTGTTGAAGCGCGGAGCCAGGCCCATGAACGCTTCCGGCTCAGCATCGGTATTGCCGTAGAAGGTGTAGCGGGAAACCTTGTTGTTAAATCCCTGCAGCTTGCCCATGTTCTCGGACACGCGGAACGAGTCCGCATTACCGGAGCGATCGGCCAGGTCTTTGTCTACAAAGCCAAGGTCGTACAGCATACCGGTAGTGTCAGTCACCGGAACGGTCTGGGTTTTGGTAGGCTGCACGCCCTGGTTGTAACGGCGCCACACCGGCTCGGGAATACCGGCACGAATGGTGGTTTTGTGCTTGGAACCGTCATTACACGGCACGTAAATCGCATCGGTAATGACATCGTTGCTTTTCGCCAGTTGCTCGACGATTTTAGCGATCCGCCCGTTCTTGTCGGTACGGCTGTACACGTCAAGAAGAGAAGGCAGCGTCTGACCAATTAAAGCCATGATTACACCTCACTATTTTTTGCTTGGATAAAACGCTTCGACCAGATCGTTTTTCGGCGATCCGTTACCCTGGCCAGTGACGAAACTGTCTTCACTCATCAACTTGCCTACCTTTGCGAATGCCCGAACCATTTCCGGGTGGTTACCCAGGCCAGTCGAGTCAAGGAATTCGCGGAACTCTTTCGATGCGAAGGTATCCAGCGCCTTCTGCGCGTGCCCTACGGATACCGTTAATTTGTCGCCACCGATTTCTTTGTCAGCCTTCGTGTCAGCTGCCCACTGTTCAACCTGCTGCCCCCACGACTCAGCCTGGCGGTTCTGGATTTGCTCCTGCAGTTGTGGCCACAGTCCAGCCAGCTTCTGCGCCTGGTCATTAGAAAGACCAAGCTCGCGCGCCACGGGCTCAAACAGCTCAACAGCTTTTGAGTCCAGTTCCGTACCTTCCGGGGCCGTAAGCTCGTATTTCTCGGGAACCGGTGGCTCAGCAGCAGGAGTTGGCTTATCGCCAGTCGGCTCAGGTTTATCACCATCAGCTGGCGAAGGTTCTGGATCTGCTGCTGGTTGTTGCGCTGCTTCAGATTGCTCAGCCGCAGGAGTCTGGGATGGTTCGGATGCTGCTGGAGCTGCCCCACCATCTGCAGGCTGCTCATTGCACAAACGCCGATACATCAGACGCTCAAATAAATTCATCGCTATTCCTCGCTGGCCTCTTTGGCCATTGCCAGATACTGATCGGGACACGCCTCCATCACGTCGGAAAAGACTTTCAGTCCCGTGTTACGTTTTCCTTCGGCGAAGGCTGCCGAGAGCGCCTCACCGGTATAAGTCGTACGCCACACCCCAGCCTGCTCAATCAGGCGCCAGATGAAACGGCGGCCGTGTTCTGTCTCGCAGATGAGACGCAGGTCATTAAGTTCGTTCTCGCGCCGTAACTGCTGCCTTTTGAGCTCATCTGCTGCCAGTTCTTCACGCTCTTCTTCGCTCAGGTAATCAGTCATTGCGTCACCGCCGGCTGCTGAGCAGCATCAGAGAGGGTTTTTAACAGGCTAGGGTCAGCGGTGTTGGTATCGCTCAGGGTCTTAGCGGTTGCGCCAGCTTGCTGGGCCATAGCCATCATCTGCTGCTGTTGCTCCATTTGAGCACGCTGCTCGCGCGTAGCTTGCACCTCATCATCAGAGTTAACGATCGTGGCCGGGACGCCGAGCATATTTCCGTACTCGTCAATCGTCTGGTCGATATTGAGTTTGTCGAGCGCCGCAGGATTGGCTTTTGCAAGATTCCCAACAAAGCCAACAAAGCGCTCAACGCTGCTGATCCCTATGGATTTCTGGGCCTGTGCCAAAATGGATACATATTCAACTTTCAGAGGAGTTCCCTGCAGTTCTTCCGGTGGCTCAGGAAAGAGGTTGCGGCGCGCCATGATGTTGAATGTGCGATCAACGAAAGGATCAAGGAATTCATCATTAAGTCGCTCAAGTACTGGACCAAGCTGCAGGAGTTTCTCATCCTGCATTGCAGCCACAGCTTCCACTGGCATGCTCCTGGTGTTGATGGTGCTGAACAGGTTAAACAGGTCAGAGAAGAAGCAGGCTTCAATCATTTGGCGGTCATCAGCAATGCTGCCGAGCATGTCATTAAGCTGAGGGCTGACGGCGTAAGCCGGACGCACTAGCTTGGTAGCATCAACCTCATCAACATAAGTAACGCCGCCAGGGGCAAGGTTGATCAGCTTATTTTTAAGACCTGTCGGGGCCACCATTGGCGGGTTAACAAGCTTATCGATCGCGTTAGCTTTGCGAATTTGCTCCAGCTGCAGCGCCTTACCAGTACCGAGCGCCATCATTCCCGGGCAGTTACTCCCGTAAACGTCTTCCCCGTTAATCTCCCAGCGCGGTGAAAGGATCGGCGGCTCATCAAAACCAGCCTCACGAAGGAGCTTGTCACCGTCTCCGGACAACTCGAAATACACCGATTTGAATGCCTTGTTGCGGGAGTTCAGCTTGCCATTCACACGATCGATATTGGGCTCTGTCAGATGGACCACATCGAACCATGCTTCATAGTTCGCGTTATCCCAGGCGCCGCGCACGGCGTTACTGACATTGTCCAGGCCAAACTGCATAACAATCTGGCGGGCAGTCATGGAGAAAACGCGATACGTGGTATCGACTGACAAACGATGCGAGTTTGACAGGTAGTAACTTCCGATCGGCAGAGGATGAGTACGAATCACATCTTCGTCGTCTTCGAGAACCGCCATAGCCGCGGTACCAAAAACACCAAGGTGCCGGTAGATAATCGGCAGGGACTGGTAGACGTTAGAGCGGTTCATGACGTCGTTCATCCTGGTCATGACCACATCAAGCCAGCGTTTTACCGGTCCATATTGCATCATCTCCGGATCCGGCGTTGCCAGCTTAAACCATGGGCGGGTTGGGCTGGTGATACCTGACAGCATGCCTGATTGCAGAGTGCGGGCAGCTTTGGAGGCGGTAGGGTCAACGATGCGGGTATTACGCTTGCTGCCGTTGTTTCTCTCCGTCGTAAGAAAGCGCGTGCTGCGCGGATCGATAAATTCCGCCAGTTCGCGCCAGTGCTCCTCAAAGCTGGTGCGCTCATTTTTGAGCTGCCCCAGGTGTTTGAGGTAATGCTGTTTCGGAGAGAGTTCGGCCATGGATTACGCCCCGAGCAGGGTCTTACCCTGAGTGCCGCCAGAAGGCTGCGTTACCCCCTGGCTCGACGTCAGGATTGTTGATTTCTGCCCGCCCGCTGCGGCACGGCGACGACGATCGCTATCAGCGGCGTTCTGTACAGCAGAATCGGAAACCTGCGGCGCCGCCTGAACCTGCGGAGAACTCACTTTCGGCTTGCTGATGCACATTTTGCTGCGCTCCATACGCGTTTAAATTATTACCAATTTAACCACATATGATTTATTTGTCGTAGTGTATTGACCTTTTGACGATAAATTATTACCTTTTTGGTAAACACAACATGAAAGCGCACCCCATTCTCTTCCATTGGTGGCTTTGTCGTTACTCAGATGGCGGAGTGCGCTTCCAGGTGTGAAAGCATCCGGCGTATGGCACATGCGCCGATAGCGGTCCGGGGGCTCCTTGGTACATGGCCCAGCGGGTAGCCGGAATGTGCAAGCCATGCCATGCATGCACGACAGCGACTCACCATCGTGGCGGTTCGGTGTGACACCTCGGAAGAGACGAGGGCACAACCAAAAGAGTGCTGGCATGCAAAAAACATCTCGCAGCCGTTGCGGTACCAAAAGCCAGGATGGAACGGCATAACGCGGTAGTGCTCTTTTTGTTGTGGTGAATGCGTAGGCTGATGCGCGACCGATGTATTCACAGCGCCCATGGCAAGCCGTAACCAATCGGCGCCTCAAGACAGTGTCACTGGTAGTGCGGGCGCTCTAACCAGTAAGCCGGAGATCAGCACCGGCCACCACACCAGAATCACGCCTCATGACCGTGATACCCGTAGTTCCAGTGCAAGTTTGGCGGTGGCAGTTATTCCCTTTCTGACCACCGCACTTTTTACACCATGACGCCATTGCGATGACTTCATGCTGTAAACCCTGTGACACCCAGCCAAGGACGGCACTTTCCATCATCCCTGTTTCGCCCGGTTCGTCCGGGCATTTTTTTAAGGTGAGATTAGACTATGAGTGACAAAGACATTGAATCTGAAATTCAGGCTAAAGGCTTAACGGCGCCGCGCGTTACGCCCGACCATATCGAAAGCATTATTGCTCAGGAGGCGTATTTCACAGCAGAAGATGGTGCCTTTGGCGTAGCCATAAAAGCAAAACATACTGGCGGAGAGGTAAACTACCAGCCGCACGAATCACTTTCTCTGCTGACGTTCTGCGTCATGGTGCTGCGCAACGGCTTCACCGTCACTGGCGAAAGCGCCTGCGCCAGCCCGGAAAACTTCGACCCTGAAATCGGGCGCAAGATTGCCCGCGAGAATGCGGTAAATAAAATTTGGATGCTGGAAGGTTATCTGTTGAAGCAGAGACTGAGCGAAAAATAATACCGTGACATGTCACAATCAGCCCGCCGATGCGCGGGCTTTTCATGCCCACGGGTCGTACTCGCTGATCACGTTGGGCTGCTTTCCGCCGGCAGCAGGGAAATCTGAACGCTTCGTCACCGGGTATGCGAACGTCAGAAGCAGCGCATCGCCCTTGCCCGGCGACCGGCCCAAACGCTCTTTGATATCTTCCTTCGGCTCCATGACGATCTTACCGTCCACCCTCACCTTGTACTCTGCCGCGGACAGGTCGTCCGCCGTCTCCTGGTCGTCCAGAGCGCCGCCTAGCTTGAGCCACGTCTTACAGGCGTTGAACATCTCGCCACGCTTATTCAGCATCTGTGGGTCTGCCGATGCGCCGCCGAATGGCACAAGCTGCCAGGTGCGACCCCAGCCGTCACCTATAGACTTCAGCCCGGTGCCATAGCCGAAGTCGATAAACACCGCATCAGCCTGGTACTGATCCTCAAAATCAGCGATACGCTTCGCCATAATCAGATCGTCGGTGGTCTTGTTGCCGGTCCAGAGCACTTTGCTGTGCAGCCCCTGGCGGAGATAAATCACTGCATCATCCACGCCGGAATATGCCGGGTCGACGCCGATTATCCGCGGGGCGTGCGCCACCTGCGCCGAGGTCACTACGCGCTTCATCGCCTCGTCAGTGAGACCGGTAGGGATAAACTGCAGTTCTGAGGCATCCGGGAAGATCCCGCGCACGCGGACCTTCACAAAGTCGCTGTCCTCGCCGTAGTCGTCCACCCATTTCTGCAGCTGCTGCTTGTTGGTGCCTTCGACGGTGCGGCTGTCGATCTGCGCGCACTTCCAGCGGTGCTTGTATTTGCGGAAGCACTCCCGGAATCGCCCGGTGTTGCGCGTAGGGTTACCGAACGCCACCCAGATGATTTCGGTGTCTTCGTCCGTCAGCGCGCCCTCAGCCACCTCCCAGACCAGATCCGCGATGTTGGATGCTTCGTCGAACACCACAACGATGCGCTTACGCTCGTTGTGCAGGCCTGCAAACGCCTCGGTGTTGTGCTCAGACCAGGGGATAGCATCGGCGCGCCAGCGTTTGTCGTGGCCCGGATCGTTGCTGTACATCGCCGTGGCGGTGCACGTAAACCAGTCTTTGTTGATAGCAAGGTTCGACCATTTGATGATTTCCGGCCAGGTCTTCGTGCGCAGCTGGTTGTCGGTGTTGGCGGTCACCACCACCTTGCAGTCCTCACAGGTGGACATACCCCAGTTAATCAGCATCGAGATGAAAGCGGATTTACCGATACCATGACCGGAGGCCCGGGCAATCATCAGCGGCTGGTGACGCGTCGCGGGGTTCTGGAGGTGCTCGCCTATCTCGCGGAATGCGTCAGCCTGCCACTCGCGCGGCCCTGAGGCATGCGCCAGCTCTGTGCCATCCTCTCCCCACGGAAACGCATACAGCGCATAGCCCAGCGGGTCATGGGTGAAGCTGGCGATATCGTCGATCAGCTGTTCTTCCGGGGATAAAGCGGCGTCTGTCACTGGTCACCACCCTGGCGCTCTTTCAGGCGGCGCCGGGCGGCGGCCATGCGGTCGGCAATGGTGACGTTCACGTTAACTTCCATGCGCTCTTTGAACGCGTTAACGTCGACATGCTTACCGATGAGCTCGAGGTTTTTCACCTTGTCGGGCCATTTGATTTTCTTGAGGATGGTCTCTATCGAGGTCTCATCCATGTTCATGATGGTTGAGGACAGGTCAAACCCGCTTAGCGTGGTTCGCCAGATTTTCGGCCACTCGCGGATAGGCTTCAGGCTGCCGTCGTCGTTAAGGATATCCAGCACGTCCATCTGGTCGATTTCCACCAGGCGCAGCAGCACGTAATCGGCGCTGACGCGCAGGCGCTTGTTGCGCTCTTCCATCAGCTCAGCGATTCGTTTCTGGATACGTTCATCACGCATCATCGTGCTGGCTTTGACGTGGGCAGACTTTGGGGAAAACCCGGCATTGATGGCCGCCTGCGTCTGATTTTCAGGGCATTTCACATACTCCTGGGCGTAGCCTTCCTGCATCACCGTCAACGGTTTGTACTGAGTTGATTTGCGCTTCGGATCCTTTGGCATGGTAAACACCCCGAAAATAATTACCTTTTAGGTAATAGTAACACGCAAAACAAAGCCGCCATAGTCGGCGGCCGCGGTCATTCCAGTTTAAATTCATCCTCAAACTCATGAGCTCGGGCGGCGACATGGTCGTATAGCACGACGTACTCAACACAGCTTGATAGTGGCATTGGCCGCTCAAACTCAAGCCAGAAGCAGTCGGCATAAGCTCGACCAAACCAGTACCCGCCGCCGTACTCCTTGCCACGCTGTATCATCATCCATCGGCCATCAGGTACGGCGTCGATAAAATCCCCGCGATAAACGACAGTATAATTACGGTCTTTGCCACCCATGATCTTCACCCCTAAAATACTGTATGTTTAAACAGTATAATCATATGAGGATTTAGTCAATCTGTCGTGACATGTCACAGCGGTAGTTTGGTTTCGTGCCAACCGTACATCACCCAGCATGCGGCTTCTCCTGAGTGCGGGCATGATGCCACCGGCAGTTGGTCGCCGCACTTGCCGCAGCGCCGTTTGCTGATGGCGTTAATCCGGCCGCGCACCCGGGCATCATCCTGGCGGATCAGCAACGCGATGTACTCGGCCATTTCGTATGGTTCACGACCAGGGCGCCGGGCGGCGCAGTTCCGCGCCAGCATTTCCTGCTCCTGCTCATCCAGCACTATTTCAATTTTGCGCTCACCGGCGGCGGACTGCCGCGCGCGCTGCGCGGCTTTGCGTTCTGCGGGGGATTTAGGCATCAGTCTTCATCCTCATCCCAATCGTCATCTTCCTCATCCTCGTCATCATCGCAGGATGAGAGCAATGGATTCATTCGCCGCCCTACCTGACTGGCGTAGCCTCGGCGACCGAGGTTGTGCAGCACGCCGTAGATTTCGAACATTTCGGTTCGCTCATCACCAATATCAAGCTCACAGGCCAGCGCGTGGCATTCAGTAGCGAGCGCCGATATCTTCTCAAGCAATTCGACCTTACTCACCCTTCACCTCCTGCTGGGCGGCTGCGAGCTCACGAACAATGCGCTTAATGCCGTCGATACGGTCATCATCAACAGGGTCTACCGTTTCAATCCGATCAAGCATCATCAGCGCTGCGTTTGCTTTATCGTTGCATGTCCAACCATCCGGAATCACCTGAGAGTTGCCAGCCTGAAGAAGCGATTTCAGCGCTGCCCTCGGCATTGCCGACCAGGTAAGAAATACGTCAGGACTGTCGATATCCTCGGTAGGGAGAGTGTTTTCGATTTCGTCCAGCGCATCACTTAGTTTCTGAAACGCATCGTCTGGAACAACATGGCAATCTTCCCCGTCAACATCTTGCTGACAACTATCATCGGCGAGTTCGAATGCGGCCCCGCAAACGTTTAGAAGCATTTCAATAACGCGACGGTGTTCTGCTGTTACGCAATTCTCCGGTACTACCGGCGCTGGCTGCGCGTGGCGATAGAGCTTAGTTCCTGGCTCCAGGGCACATAGCATCCTGATGGATGGCCCAAGCGCAGCGCATATTCCTACATTTGGCGTCTGATACACCTCAGCCACCGGCTCGCTGTCCATTGCGGCCAGCGCCATGCGGGCGAGATACGATGCCTCACCACACTGCACGTGATCGGTTTCAATAATTTCGAGTAACTGCTCTCTGGTTATGGTTGATTTGGTCATTGGTTGGCTCCTTATCCTGCCGTGCTCAGTACGGCAGAAGGAAAGTAAATATTGGCGTCGATCTCAGCGTCGGCGTCACGAACCGCAATACACCAATCTGGCGAACGGCGTGTGTCTAACAAGCGATCGATCTCTTTCTCTTTGCGCAGGTCGTATACCATCACGTTAGGATCGCCAATGGTGTAGAAGCCGAATTTTTCCGGCGAAGGACAGCGCGCCAGCACCGCGTTAACTTCATCGAACCAGGCCGATTCTTTTTTGGTTAATTTGCTGATCATACGTCTGCCCCACATCTTCCGCAGCGCTCTTGGCCGCTCATGTCGTAGTAGGTAGCTCCATCGTGCTTGCAGTCTGTCCATTCCGACAGATCAGACTCTAGCTCATCGATGCGGTGCTGCGCCTTCTCCAGTGCCTCTACCAGCGCTTTTAGGTCTCTGGTTTTAATATTCATCTGAGAATTGAAATTGCTTACCGCGCGATGTACTTCAAGCTTCAACCTCAGCGCCAGTTCGGTGATATCAGTTGTCATGCGGCACGCTCCTTGCTGGTTTTTCCATCTACGACTGCATCGAAGCCTGAAGGGGTTAAATTCACGCTGTAATACAGGCCATCAAATTTTCTGCACGCTGGATTACGCCAATTCACTAGCCCCTCACGAAAAAGCACCGGAATAGAGGGGCAATTAACGCGGTGGGAGATTTTATCTTGCTCACCTTTTTGTTTGTCGCCGCGCATGAAATACCGTGTGCCGTTATACATACGGCGAAGCGTGAAAATTTGAGCGTCAGTTAGTTTTAGGTGCTTGCTCATTTGTCGGCCCCCTCGCGCAGCTGCTGGGCGATATCGGCGGCGTTTTTGGCTGTGTCTTCAATAAAACCTGCATCCCAGGCGGCCAGCATTCGGTTAGCCACAAAGTGCGCACCTTCAACGCGGCCATTAGCCTTAATCCCGGCCAGGTAGGCATCGGTAGCGGGGATATCTTTCAGCGCATAACAAACATCGTCAGTGCTGCACGGATCATCCTTTCCGCAAACCTCGCAGAAGTGAACCGAATGACTATGGTCTGTAATGGCGTTCTTCAGCGCCACATTCTCAGCAGCCAGCTGCTTATACGCTTTCGCCAGCGCCATAACCGTTGTCTCTTTGATCGACAGCTCGCCTGCGCTCTCCAGGGAAGCGATGAGCTCGTTTACTGTTTCGATGTTCATGCCGCCACCCATTCGATCGCCAGATAAGCCACATACAGGACGGCGATGATCGCCACCCACCCAATGATGTTTGCCACCATCACGAACAGCAGCAGTGACCGCCGGCTGTAATTCACGAAATCGAAATCCATACTTACCCCCGCTTACCCGTTTAACTTATTGATTCAATTGATATCAATGAAGATCGTTGTTTTAGAACTCTTCGACCTTCCACCCGCCGCCGACTTTTGCCGGGAGCTTCGTTACTCCGATGATCCGGAATGGGTACTGGTCGGCGGCGACTTTGGTTTTCACCCTGGCATCGTCGGTCCAGTAACCCCCCTTCACTTCGTGCATTTCCAGTTGGCCGTTTGCCAGCATCACAGCGAAGTCAGGCGTGTAGAACGTGTTGTCAGCCAGACGCAGCTTGATGCCTTCGAACCGGTACCAGGCGATTTCCCCGTAGCGCTTACGCAGCTCAAGCTCTTGCGCATACGCCGTTTCGGTTTTGTTCATCTGGCCCGCTTTAAGCCGGCCAAGTGCCTGTAGTGTCTTTCGCATGATTTTTACCTTATTGGTAATTTATAACCATAAACGGATCAATATCAATAGTCTTGCGCATATTTTATTACCCTTTTGGTAAACATTAAGGCGTAAAAAAATGCGCTTCCGCGCCGGTATTACTTGATGAGTCCTGCTGCCTTCCCTCGCCGGTATTCCTCCATCAGCCACTGTGCCGGGGTTATACCTCCGAGTGTCGCCGCGTTAGGCATGCATCCGAAGCTTCGACCTGGTGGATGGTAGGTATTGCCACCGGGGTCTGGAGGGGTGCTTATAGGCTCTGGCTTCGACTGGATGCTCAGAATCGGATCAGGTATCTGATGACCTGCCGCGACCTTTGATGCCCATTCGTCAAGAAGCTTACGCGCATGTTTCTCAACCTCAATCTCACTTAACTGACGCTGGTACATCGCGCGCCTGGTATCGCACACAATCCAGTACATGACAGGGTGGCGCCACGGGAATTGTTCTGGTCCGCCAGGCTGTAGGCTTTTCTCCTTGGCGTAGCGGTGAAACTCCCCCATCACATCTTCGATGCTCACGCCAAGCACCATCTTGCTGTCTTTGCACCACTTGATGAATTGACCTGGTGACGGCCAGAACGGTGATTCACTGGCACGGGCATGGCGCATTCCTGCTGATACCTGCTCGCGGGTACGGATACCACCTTCGGCGAAAGCGGCGATCCACTGGCGCTTAGCGTCGGTCTCCTGCTGTGCGGTCTTAAGGTTGGTCTGCTCTGCTGCCGGAAACAGTTGCTTGAGCTGTTTAAACAGGGCATCGACAAGTCTCTCTGCGCTGATGTTCACAACATTGTCTTGCTGAGCCTGGTGATTGTCCGGACCCATCATGCGAGCCAGGGCGCCGGCATCACGATTCTGAATTGCTGCGAATACGTTACTCATAAGAAATCCTTCCAGCCTTCAGGGCTGTTCCAGTGTGGTACTTCATCGTCAGAGCTTTCACCGCGCTTTCCTGCCGCTCTTTTTTTCCTGTTCATCAGCAGCCGGGCAAACTTCTGCTCCCACTGCACGTGTTGCATCACATTGCCTTCTGCCATCCAGTAGGTGATGAATTCGATCAGGTCTGATTTCTTGTAACCGTCAGCTGGTAGCGCATGGCCCCATGTTCTGGCGCGCATGACAAAGTCCTCTGACGGCTTCCAGTTTTCATGCATGGTGAATTTGCCAATTGGCTCTCCGATACCATCAACGACAACCGGAGGGACTTGAATTACTTCGCGCGCAGAGAGAGGGGTTTTTATTTCCCTGATCCCTGATCCCTGATCCATTCCTAATGGTACTTGTACCGTATCAGTACCGTACTCATACGGTACTAGGGGTAAACCTTTGATTTTGCTTTCTTTTGGCTTATTTACTACCTGATGTTTAAGGAAATTAGTTATGACCCCAAAATGCTTGCCATCAGGGGTGGAAAACATGGATAAATAACCACAGTTGGAAAGCTCCCGTATTAGTACCGGAATAGGAACGGATGGTTCTCGGATGGGGAAAACTGCAGCTTTGATAAGCTTCGGGTTTGCATTGAAATAGCCTTCATCATCTGCGTAATTAAGCAGACCAATAGCCAGCAAGCAGGCTGGTTCTGATACCTCTGCCATGTCTTCATCGGTCCAGAACTCGGGCTTAATGGTGCGAATGCGGGCCATCAGATCACCTCCACGGCATTACCTTTTGAGGCCTCATGCATTAGCCGTTTTATCTCAGCATGGCGGCGGCGGTTAGTCTCGAGGGTGCATTCGACACAATGCCCGTTGTATACCCATCGCTCACTGTCATGGCCGTGCTTACATTGCTTACCGGTGTAGTAGCGCTTTAGTCCTGCCTTTGCCGCTTCGACGCGAGTAATGATCTCCATAGTTCCTGTCTCACTCTGGTTGTGGTTACGGTAATTTTGCAGCAAGCCAAAAAAAGATCAACCGTATTTGGATAATTATTACCAAATTGGTGTACAGGGAGAGGCAGGAGCCGCCTGGGGGTGGCGGCGCGGGTGAGTTTTGAGGATTAACGTTCGTGGAACCAGAGGACCAGGTCGGATTTTGCGGAGATCCACTTACGGGATTTGCAGGCTTTAAACAGTCTTTCTAACAGAGGTTTACGTGGAATTCTTCTACGGCCAGTCAGGTGAACCTGAATGTAGTGGCTGGTCGTGCCGGCGTCACTTGCGAACTCTTCTCGCTCAGCCGGCGAGAGGTCGAGCCAGCAGCGTTTGAAGTCAAATTTTTGCACATCGCTCATATTTTTTTAGTCCCGGACTAACTTTAGACAGCCTGATTATTACCAATCTGGTGTAAAAATCAATGACTGTTACCTTTTTGGTAAGTTTACCTTTATGGTAATATTCTATTAAATTTAATCAGTTAGGTAACAATTTCAGGCTAAAAAAATAGAAATGAAAAGCATCTACGACATAAGACGCGACAACCTCAATGAGATAATCCGGAAGGATTTCGATAACACGCAACTCCGGTTTGCCGAGAGAATCAAAAAATCAGCTAACCTCGTTAACAGGTGGAGCAAGGGGACAAAAAATATCGGCGCCAACGCGGCACGCGAGATCGAGTCGTTCGCCGGGAAAGGTCGTTTCTGGCTGGATATCGACCATCTGTCAGATACCCCGACGCTGCCGGAGATTATCGACCCGCAGGAATGGAGTGTGGAAAAGCAGGCAGCGTTTACCCTTGGTGTATGGATGGGACAGCATCCGGATCTGAACTCAGAGAAAAAGGTTTCGGAAGCGGCCGGTATCGGCCAGGCGACCGTAAATCGCATCCTGAACTGCGAAGGTTCCACCAGCATTGGCGTACTGTCGGCTATCGCCAGGGCGTTCGGCCGCGATGCATATGAGCTGATCCTGCCGCCTGGTAATGCTGGTCTGATTGACTATGACCACCATGAATACGCCGGGCTGCCGCAGGAAGAGAAAAACAAGATCGCCGCCTTCATCAAGTTCATCGTCAGCCAGAACCAGTAACCTCTACCCTACCTGTCACTCCTGCCGGTGGGATAACTCCCCGCGCCTCATGCACTTACCAAAATGGTAAACTTTTCCTCATCAAATCTATTGACACAACCATAAATTGATCAGATTATTACCTTAACGGTAACAACAGGGCGTTAAATTACCAGAAACCCACCATCGGGTGGATTTCTCATACCCCTGATATTTACCAAATGGTAATAGTGAGGTGTGTATGCAATGGCAAATCATTAACGGCTGGTACTGCGTTACGGCATGCGGGCTGATGAGCTGGAAGTTTCGCACGCTGCCGGAAGCAATCAGCTGGGCGTTCGTCAGCAAACTGGCAGCAAAGACGGAAATGGGTATGGGGGTGAGCAAGTGAACATTCAGCAGATTAACAACCTGAAAAAAATCATGAACAACATCGACGGCGACTACCAGCTTAACCAGATGCTGTATGAGCGCCACGTCGAGCTTATCGACGCGATCAAGTTCCATCAACTGCAAAAGCCATTCTACGAACTGGAGCGCAAAGGCGTGCGCAGCGAGATCCTGGAAGAGCTGATGATGAGCTCTGAGTTTGAAGAATGCCTGGCCGCGTATCAGCGGGAACTCACCGGCATCATTGCCAAGTGGGATCTGGCTGACCAACTGGATACGGCGAGGAACGCAGCATGATGAATAACGTTGGAAGCATGGACAGAACCAAGTATCTCGGCGGCAGTGATGTCGCCGGTATTCTCGGGATTAGCCCGTGGCGCACTCCGCTTGAGGTTTACCTCGACAAAGTTCAGCCACGCAACAAGCCAATAGATCCAGGGAAACAGAGAGTGTTTACGCGTGGCCAGCGTATGGAGCCATACGTAATCGACCTGCTGGCTGAAGAAACAGGACTCGAAATCATCCACCGCGGGAACCGGTACATCCATCGTGATTACGGCTTTATCGCAGCTGAGATTGATGCAGAAGCAGCTACCGGAGAGAACATCGAGATCAAAACAGTTAGCCCGTTCAAGGCTAAGGAATGGGGAGAGGTTCAGACAGATGCGATCCCTGTGCATTACACGGCGCAGGCCATGCATGGGCTGATGGTTACCGGGAAACAGGTATGCGTATTTGGTGTGCTGATCGGCGGTGACGACTTCCGTATCTATCGGGTTGAGCGTGACGAAGAAACCATCCAGGCCATCCTGGAGAAAGAAGTCTCCTTCTGGGACAGGGTAATAAACCTCAACCCGCCGGAGGCCACCAGCGTAAGCGATATTTCGCTGATGTTTGAGAAGGACGCCGGTACCAGTATTGAGGCAGACGGTAAAGCTCTGTCGCTATACAACGACCTTAGAGATATGAAGTCACGCTGCAAAGCGCTGGAAGCAGAAATAGCTGTATCAGAAGAGAAACTGAAGATTTATATGCAGGATAACTCAATTCTGACGCTGGATGGTAAGCCGATCTGCACGTGGAAATCTCAGGTTAGCAATCGATTTGACCAAAAGCTATTCCAGGCAGAACACCCTGACCTTTACGAAAAATTCAAAACAGCAACGACATCACGCGTATTCAGAATGAAGTAAGGAGAAAACATGTCTACCAACGCACTTAAGGCAGCTGCGACAGGAAACCAGGTCGCGCAGCATAGCGATAAACCGACCACTCTGGCTGGCTTGCTCGCAGATCCAAAAATTAAGGCTCAGATGGCGCTGGCTCTTCCAAAGCACATGACAGCCGACCGCCTTGCGCGCATCGCTACTACAGAGATCCGCAAGATCCCAAAACTGGCCGCATGTGACCAGGCCAGTTTCCTCGGGGCAATTATGCAGTGCGCTCAACTCGGACTGGAACCGGGCGGCGCACTTGGCCATGCATACCTGATTCCGTTCGACAAACGCCAGAAAGTAAATGGCCGCTGGGAAACTGTATCGACAGAAGCGCAGTTGATTATTGGTTATCGCGGAATGATTGACCTCGCCCGTCGGTCAGGTCAAATCCTGAGCATATCAGCGCGCACAGTCCATGCGAACGACAAATTCAGTTACTCATACGGACTGGAAGAAACGCTCGAGCATTCACCTTGCGAGACCGGTGACCGAGGAGAACTTACGCATGTTTACGCCGTTGCACGCCTGAAAGATGGCGGTGTTCAGTTCGAAGTTATGAGCCGGGCAGACGTTGAGAAAGTTCGTGCCCTGAGCAAAGCCGGAAGCAGCGGACCGTGGGTGGACCACTTTGACGAGATGGCCAAAAAGACGGTGATCCGTCGCCTGTTTAAATACCTGCCTGTTTCTATCGAACTGCAAAAAGCGGTTGTGATGGATGAACGAGCTGAAGCCGGCCTGAGCCAGGATAACGCAGCTGTTATCACCGGTGAGTATTCCGTCGTAGACGATGAGCAGCAGAGCATGACAGCAGTTTCTGAATCTGATCGAGAAGAAGCACGTGAATACGCTAGCGCCATTCTGAACAGCCTTGATCCTTCTGTGGATGATGCAAAGGCGCTTTTTAAGCGGGCAGAAGACGAAATAAACGCACTGGCTAAAAAGTTAGGCGATGAATACCACCAGGGATTCATGACGACGCTTAACGATATGCGTCCTGAATTTGCATAACACCACCACCGCGGCGCCGGGCGCGCCGCACTGAAAAAAGAGAGGTAACGATGAAAGGTGCATTAGGCAAAAAGGAACTGCTGGCGGTGGTGCCTGTATCGATGAGCACTATCGACCGCATGGAGAAAAACGGGGAGTTCCCTAAGCGTTTCTGGATCACAGACAAGCGCTGTGCCTGGAACAGCGAAGAGATCGAGCGCTGGCTTGATGAACGTCAGCAGAACGGAACAACGGAGTTTGCTGGAAAAAAGCCTCCGGTTGAGCAGCGAGTATTTCGCCCGGTTGGTAACGCGGCGTGACGTCGCTGGCGAGGTACTGGGAAAGGTGGTCAGGATGGGTTCTGTACCTGGCCGCCGTATCCGCCTGGATGTTCCTGCTGGCGGTAATTTTTCGAGAGGGTTGGATACGATGAATCGGATGGAAAAATACCACGCGGATTATGTCTCGCAGCGCAAAGCGCCCCCTCTTGTCGCCGTAACGCCGGCGGCAATGGAGATCGAGCAGCGCGCTATTGCTCGCGAGAACAAAGGCCAGTACCGCCTGGCCGCTCGTCTCTGGCTTGAGTGCATGGATGCAGCCACTGGCGAGGTTGAGCGGGCCCGTATCGCTATACGCCGCGATCAGTGCATTGGCCGCGGGAACCGGCTTCGCCAGGGATGCTATGCCGGGATCTGCGCAACCGCCGGGGTGATTTATGACTAACCCACACGACAGCATTCGCGTAGGCAGTATCACGCTGGTTTATTCGTCCGTGCGGCGTGGCTGGCTGGCGCCCGGCGGCCAGGTTATCCAGAACCCGCTGAAGGCTCAGCGCCTGGCGGAGCAACTGAATAGCAAGAAGGTGGCAGCATGACTGATGGATATGTCAATGAACTCGAAATGGGGAAATGTGGTGAGTATTACGCAATTTTCTCATTAACAAAACAAGGGTTTATTTGTTTCCCGTCAGACCAGGGATTGCCATATGACATCGTTGTCCAAAGTGAAGGAAGGTTATTGCGAGGACAGGTCAGATCAACACTTCGTATGCGAGATTACGGTAAGTCAAAAAATGTTTACAGATTTAGCACCAGAACCGGAAAAGGGAGCATACGAGCAACTCAATGTGGATATTGTGATTTTTATGCCTTTGTTGTGATCGAGGATGAAAAAATAGGTTTCATGGCAGCAAAGGAGCTTACCAGCTGCAAAAACATTGGCTCAATAAAACAAACTTTAGAGTTTCGCACTGAAGATAAAGTTTACCCAGGACGAATTTACCCTACCGGAAAACAAAGAATTCTTGATTATTCAAGAAATATCGAATCATTTTCATCTTTTCGTCGCGTAGCTGAGCTGTTGAGGAAAAAATCATGACAACTAAAAAATACACTCTAATTTATAGCGATCCGCCTTGGGCATACCGCGACAAGGCAGCCGACGGTGACCGCGGCGCCGGTTTCAAATACCCGGTAATGAATGTGCTGGATATCTGCCGGCTGCCTGTGTGGGAACTGGCTGCCGACGATTGCCTTCTGGCTATGTGGTGGGTACCGACTCAGCCGGTAGAGGCGCTGAAAGTTATGGAAGCCTGGGGATTCCGCCTGATGACCATGAAGGGATTCACCTGGCACAAGACAAACAAGCACAAAGGCAACAGTGCGATCGGCATGGGCCATATGACCCGGGCGAACAGCGAAGACTGCCTGTTTGCCGTGCGCGGAAAACTACCTGCCCGCATGGATGCCTCAATCTGCCAGCATGTCACGGCGCCGCGCCTGGAGAACTCGCGCAAACCGGACGTTATCCGCGAGAAACTGGTGCAGCTGCTTGGCGATGTCCCGCGTATTGAACTCTTCGCCCGCCAGTCGTCTCACGGTTTCGACGTGTGGGGTAACCAGTGCACGGCGCCTGCGGTGAACTTGATGCCCGGCATGGCTGAATTCATCAAGAACCAGAAGGAGCAGGCAGCATGAGCCTATACCAAAAAATTAATGGCGATGACTGGCGTAACGTGTGGGTCGTTGGAGACCTGCATGGCTGCTACACCAACCTGATGAACCGTCTGGATGAGGTTGGCTTTGAGGCTGATAAAGACCTGCTCATCTCCGTAGGCGACCTGGTTGATCGCGGTACAGAAAACGTAGAGTGCCTGGACCTGATCAACCAACCGTGGTTCCGGGCGGTTCGCGGCAACCATGAGCAGATGATGCTAGATGGCATTGCTAGCGCTACTCATGAGCGCCATTGGAGGGCTAACGGAGGGAGTTGGTTCTTCTATCTAGACTACGAAAAAGAGCGTCTGGTGAAGCCGCTACTGGATAAGGTGGCAAGACTGCCGTTGATCATCGAACTTGTGACCGGAGACCGGAAAGTAGTCATCTGCCATGCAGACTACCCCCACGATGAATACGCATTCGATAAGCCTGTCCCAGAAGAAATGGTCATCTGGAATCGAGAGCGCGTCAGCGATGCGATGGATGGCAATGTCAGCGAAATCAATGGTGCTGACCTGTTTATCTTCGGGCATACCCCGATGCGCAATCCGCTCACATATGCCAACCAGATGTATATCGATACCGGTGCCGTATTCTGCGGAAATTTAACATTGGTCAATATCGGGGAGGCGCTATGACAGACCATCAGATCGCAGCCTGGTGCATTGGTTACGGCGTACTGGTGGCGCTGGTATGCGTCAGCCAGTGGATTAACATGCGCGGGTGGGAGGTGAGCCGTGAAGCGCAGTGATATCGAACGCTACGAACGTGAAAGCGTGATGCGCGCCCTAGGCAATAATCGCGGCCCCGGCGATGATGGCGCGCAGCAGCTTATCCGTAGCAGTGAGCGTCGACGGTCGGCGCAACCATCAGGGAAGAAGGTGAAGCAAACCGCGTGATTAATCACCTTTCTCCATCCACCTCTCATACTTAGCCGGAGAGAACGGCACCAGATCGGTGTTTTCCCCGGCTATCCACATGTCGATCATGTCAGCCCACTGCTGAAGCATATAAGTACGGCCATCTGCATACTCAGCCTTGTTATAAACAGCCCTCACGCCCTTCTGTTCATGCGCAAGCGCCTTCTCTATCCAGTCTGACGGGAATCCAGCTTCATGCAAAAGCGTGCTCGCTGTGCGCCGCAGGTCGTGCACCGTGAGAGGTTGCAGGCTCTCCCCGGCATCCGCTGCCGCAGCAACCGCGCGATCGATGACTGAGTTCAGAGCGGCATTGGATAGCGGCTTACTGGTGCTGTAGCGACCTGGCAACAGATAGTCACTCCCGCCTGCGCACATCTGCAGGCCTACCATCAGATCCTGCGCCTGAGGCGGCAGGTAGATGACGTGCGACCGGCTCCCCTTCATCCTGTCAGATGGGATCGTCCAGGTTCCTTTGCTGAAATCCACCTCTTTCCACGTCGCCATGATGAACTCGGTTTTGCGCACCATCGTGATCAGGATGAGCTTTACCGCCAGTTTTAAAGTTGGCAACGTGCTGACGATGTCGAGCGACCTGAACAGCACGCCGATTTCTTCCGGCTGCAGGCAACGGTCACGCGGTTTAAACATGGCGATCGCAGAAGGTTTGATATCTGCGGCCGGGTTGAATAACCCGTGCCCGCGGTCATTGGCGTACCGGTACACGCTGCTAATTATTTCGCGCGCCTGCACCGCCGTCGCACGTCCGCCGCGCTCGACTATGCGATCGCAAAGATCACGCACCATAGGGGTCGTTATCTCGGACATCATTTTGTTTCCGAGAACAGGCAAAATATCCCGGTCGATTACTGATTGCTTCATAGCCCGCGTGCTGTCAGCCAGGACCACATGTTTCATGTAGGCGTCGGTATGTACCGTAAATGTTTCTGCGCCGCGGATCCGTTTGATACCGTCACGTTTAGCCGCAGCCGGCGATTGGCCTGCGTTCAGCAGCTTTTTAGCGGCTATCAGTTCATCCCTGGCTTCTGCCAGCGTGATACCGTCACGACCATACTGACCGATAACCAGCGTCTCCCGGCGGCCGTTGATGCGGTAATCGTAACGAAACGAGATGGTGCCTGAGATCAGCACGGCTACGTATAGACCGTCGCGATCGGAGACCTTGTACAT